TTCTTTTACTAATTGACGTGCTTGGTTTTCAAGCAATTGAGCCATTCCTGCTCTTTCAGTCTCGTTACGAAGACCTTCTAATAAACCGGTTTTTTCCCATTTCTTGATAGTAGCTACTGCTGCAGCTCTTTGAGAATTATCCGGACTTTGTAATAATGAATTTAAACTCATCGTTTTATCCTTTTTTTGTGTTTGTTAAAAATTAAATTAATCCTGCTAATTTCTTCCAACGGTTCGCCATTTCGAATCCTTCAGAAAGAATTTGCGTTGTTTCTTTTGATGGTGCTGTTGTCGCAGTTGGTTTAGAAGCAATTGATTCTTTAACCATTTTGCGTTTCGGCGTAACTTTAGGTTTATTGAAACTTTCAGCTAATGTAGCGAAAACTAATTTAGCTTCTCTGGTATTTGCTGCTCTGTCAAAGTTTTCAATAACTTTCATTTTTTGTCCTTCATTCAAATCGAAATTACGGAACAATTTGTTTGTGTAAAGAAGTTTTGCGTTAAGAAGATTTACTTCATTGATAACTGCTTTAAGTTGTTTAACTGTGCTATAAGCTTCTTCTAATTCTTCTTTCAATTCTGCATTTTCTTCTTCTAAGTGTGAAGCAGATGTTTCTTCTTCATCAGAAACTGCAGTTTCGCGTAAGATTGCTTCAATGATTTCATCGATATTTTCTTCAATTTCTTCATTATCGCCATATCCTTCGCCAACTACATCTTCTGCCGGCATTTCCATTTCTTCTTCAGGCATATTGTCTGGTGATGTTTCTTCTAACTCTCGAAGAATTTCTTCTAAATTTAGATCTTCTTCTGTAGTCTCTTCTTCATACTCACTTGCACCTGCTTCTGGTTCTGCTGGCATTTCTTCTGCCGGCATCTCTTCTTCTGCTGCACCAACTAATCCGGTTAGATCATAATCACCATCATCATTAAAATCTAATCCAACATTAACTGATGTAGGAATATCACCCATTGCATCTTCTGCACCTGCTTCTAAATCTTCAGCTCCAGCTTCCATATCTGCTGCTCCTGCTTCTAAATCTGCTGCAGCATCTTCATCTTCTAATTCTTCAGCTAATTTTGCAGAAAGCATTGATTGGATTCTTGGTGCGAAGGCTTCTTGAAGTGCAATTTTTGCGTTTGCTAATGCTGTTTCTCTAACTGCTTTTGCATCAGCGATTGCTTCTTTTAGCAAATCTGATTTTGCCATACCTTGTTCTCCTTAAATTTGTTTTTTGGAAATAAGATTATTCGTAATCTTAATAAGAATAAATATTTTATAGACACTATATAAAGAAAAAAATAGCGTATTCTAAAATAAATATAGCACTGATTGAAAAACCAGTAAAAAAGCCCTAACTTTTTAAGCTAGGGCCGAAACTGTAAAATAAGTTCTTTAATTTAATTTCTATGTAAATCTTTTACATGTTGTAGATAACGTGCTGAAATTAATTGAGCTCTTCGAATCACACTTGGCTTTTCGTAAGTTTTATTATCTTTAACCTTTTCTAATACTCCGGATGATTTTACTTTGCGTTTCCAAGTTTTAAGTGCATATGCTAAATCTTCGCGTGAAGTTCCTAAAACTTTAACTGCCATGGAATTACCTGGTACGGTTGTTTTGTGTTGTTTCTGTTTTTTACTCATATATGTTTATTTAAATTTTTCTTGGTCTTCTAGCAACTGGTGCTGCTGGTGCTTTTGGTTTTGCATTTCTAACATTGAATCGGAAATGTGTCAATTCTGGACGTTGAGAAAAATATCCTTGAATTTTTTGTGATTCTGCAGCTGGGTCTTGTCCTAATCGAAAATAAAAATATCCAACTTTTCCTGATTTAGATATTTGTTGTTTGATTACAGTGAATCCTTTTTTCTCAACCCATTGACGAATTGAATCTGCAACTGCTTGTGCATTCTCTGGTTCAGAAATTACATATTCTACACCACCTTGATAATCTGTTATGCTGTTATCTAGTTTAGCTTCATCTAATTCGGGTTCAATGCCATCTTCAATATGAATACGACCTTTTGTTGTCTTAACTAAATTTTGTGCCGCTTGCACTTTTTTTGGATCTTTAGTATCAGCAGCTGATAAAACAACATCTTTAGTTGGATCTGCTTTAACCGGAGCAGTTTGTTCTGTTAAACCAAAAAAGTCTCTATATAATTTTTTAAGCGTATTCATCATACTTACCTTTAATATATTGAATTTATTTTATGAATCCAAATTAATCGATATCATAATATTTTTTAAGTCCTTCTGCAATGTCTTCATATGCTGCTGCCATTCTTCGTTCATGTATTGCTACTTCTTGAGCTGATTTTTTAAACTCCTTCATGGCTTCATTGATATATTTCATATGACGAGAACCACCAATCTTTTCTGTAATATCACCTGATTCAGAAACTAAACGTGTTGCTGTTTCAACTAACGTATTTAATCGTTCTGTGATTTCTTCAAGATTATTTCGACCATATACAGATTCACCTAGTTGTGAAAATTGTTTTAATGATTCAGCAAATACTCTTTTTTCTTCTACAGTTAATGGTTCTGGTTGTTCTTGAAATACATTCTTTTTTGAATCCATTTCATACAATAAATTTTTTAACGTTTCTAATTTCTGTCCCATTTTATATCCTACATTTTCCATCTTCGCACAAAATCGACGTAATGAGTTGATTTACACGTGCGTATTTATTTTGCTCTATATTTTTATTAGTTGATTCATTCATGCCCATAGGCCGCATAAAAGCCCCATGAGTAGAAGGATTAGAAACGAAGTCCCAACATATCAATTCAAAATCTTCTTGAACTTCAACTACACCTTCATTTCTTAATTCTTTAACTGATCCTAATCCGCGGCTTGAAATACCTAAAGTGATACCGGCTTTAAACAATGACTTTAAAATGTTTCCAGATGGCGTATCAAGAATTTGAACTGCACCTTTAAGATCATCACCATCCCACCATATTTTCAAAACATTGTGTGACACGTTGTTCAAGTTAACTACTGATGATTCCGGGTGATCTAATTCTCCTAATGCTCTGTGTTGATCAATATATTCTCTTTGATAGCGTTGACATTCTCGCATCAATATGTTTTTAGGATAAATTCTACCATTTTGATTTTTAGCCCCAGCTCTTTGCAAAACGCCTTGTACGACAAAACCTCCAGGAATACCAAATGCAGCACCACTAGTTTCATTTAATGAACTAATTGGACGGAATGGCATAAATTCTACTAATAATTGTTTTGACATATTATTCTCCTAACGTTCTTACTCGTTCTGATATTTTAATCAATCTTTCTGATATTTTTGTTAATGCTCGGGTTGTGCTAGGACCATATGCAGATGATGTTACGCCGGCCTCATTTTTAAAACGAGATGCATGGTTAACTGCTTCTTCAATTTCTTTTAAACGTCGTGCAATGTCCGTAATAGTTTCTTTTATGGTTCTAGAAGGCTTTTTATCGCCAGAAGCAGTTTTATATGAACGATATGATTCAATAAGTTGTTCATACTTTGATTCTAATATTTCTTCTGATTTAGAACTTTTTTCAATTCCAGACCAGTCATATTTAACATCATATTTTTCTTTAATATCTGCTGACCTATCATCATATTTTTCATATGATTTAGCAAATGGAACTGATGGATAATGATATTTTGCATGTTGCCAATCTTGATCATGTTTGCTATATGCAAATTTACTTGAATATGTTTCTTCTGCAGATTCCGGACTTTGATATATTCCATGTTTGTAGTTAGCCGGTTTACGTACTGATTCTCGTACTCGTTTATATCCTAATGCTTCAACTGTATCATCATCAGCAGGAGAAAATGCATTCGGAGTCATATATGCACCAGCACCACCGGATGTTGATGCTTCTTCTAATTCATCTTCAATGTTATCATGACGATTGGCAATATCATCCACGATTGCATCGGTTTTATCTATCGCTTCGAATGCTTCTTCTATTTGTTGTAAGAATGATTTCATGCACACACTTCATTTAATTCATCAACTAAATCCATATATCTCATTAAATTAAGTATATGAGATTCTTTAAGTTTTTTGATTGATTCAACATTGCAAAGCATTTCCGAAAGTTTTTCAACTTTAATCTTCGTTACTTTATCATCAATTTGTTTTGCTGATTCAGCAAGTTGTTTTTTGATACGTGGAATGATTTTTTGAACATATCCTCTTAATGCTTCAGTATCATTAACATTGGTAATATATTTATTCAATAATTGTTTTTGCGATTCTGAAAGTGCTTGTGAATATTTTGAATTGAATTTATCAATAAGAAGTTTATATGTTAATAAACGAACGTCTTTGTCTTGTTGTTCAAATGATTCCAATATTGGATCTTTTTCTGGTTTAACTCGTTCACGCAAAAGAGCATTTTCTAGAATGACATTCTTGCATTCCATGAGTTGTTTTGGATTATCTGTTTCATCATATTCAAACAACATGTAAATTGATGCCAATGTTTTATAGTTATTGATATGAATTTTTGACATATTTTCAAAAACAAAATTTTCAGATATTTCTTTAACTAGATTATATTTCTGACGATTTAAAACAGCTTGATTCAATTTTTTATGAGTGTCTTTAACCGTACGAATAAAATCTAAGGCACGTGCTTCAGTTTTATGTTGTTCTTTAACAAGAGCATTGTATAATTGTAATTCTTTTGATAGTTCTGTATTCTTACCAAAATATTTTTTAATGATATCGATTGTTATTGACTTGTTTGAAGATAACGTTTCCGATGTTAATTTCTGTACAAGCATTTCAAAAAGAATGCCAGTATTTTTATACTTCGAATGTTTTAGTTTTTTCATATTAGTTTTTCAACACTTTTAAATAAATATGTTATAGTATATTATTCTCATCTAATAATGTACCAGCATCAGAAGATTCATTTTCATTCGCCGGTTTCATTGTTTCTAGTATTACATTTCGTTGCTTAGTTTTCTTAGTTTTTTGTAATGCTTTAACAATGTTCTCCGATGCCATATCTAATTTTCTTTCTCGACGAGGATCTGCTAAAAATGCTGTTTTCTGATTGTTAACATCAAAT